TGTACTTGTCTTATTAGGAACATCTTTTAAATTTTTAAGTTTGCTTTGTAAATCTTGTAACTTGTCAACTGTATCGGCCACTTGTTTAATTAAATTACCTGCAACTTCATATGCTCTAGGATGTTGACTTTCATTTGCAATATCAAGTATACCTTGTATTGCGTCTTGGCCTCTTTCAATTAAATTGTAATAGTTTTCTCTACTGTATTTGTAATCATTATCTACATCCTCTTTGTCCTTATCTTCCATTCTAGGAACAGGTGGAGTATATTCTTTTTTGATTACAGACTTTGTGGCAGGTTTTTGTTCGGTAGAGATACCAAGTGCCTCATTTATTTTGTCGTCTATGCTCATAATCTTTATTCATCACCGTCAGTTGCTGGGTTATAATTTTTAGCGTCATCAAAGGTACTTATAGTAGTTGTAAATCCAAAGTCGTCATTTGCGTCAGCACTTGTTGGATTAGGTACAACAACAATTCTTTCTTCTCTACTTGAAACTGGTGTATCTGAATATAAGTCGGCCTGTGTTTCTTTGATAACTCTTTGTGAGTAGATTGGCCCATACAAATATGTTTTAGCCGTAAAACTTAAAGTATAGTTTACAGCACGTCTTTGTGTATATGAACCATCGTAAGTATCTTCATAACTAACACTATTTAAAATAATGGGTACATCTCTTTTAATACCCATACTTGGTATAGTATTGATTGTCACAGTATAGTCTGGTTGAAAATAAGGTAATATCTGTTCTATAATTTGTAAACCACTTTCAGCAGTGGCCGTAAAAGAGTAAAGATTTAAAGAAATATTATAAGGTACAGGATTATATTGATAATCCATTACGTCACCTCTATCACTTCTTACTGAACGAAACTTACCAACTTTTTGTAATTTACGAGAAGCGTCATATGAAATGCCTGATATTTCAAAACCCATACGAGGTAATGTAACCGCAACACTTCGATTATCTAAATCGGCCTGTTGTTCTAATCGTGTTAAAAACTTTTCTTTTGGTGAATAGGCCAAAGGTACTTTAATAGATTGTACAACATTATTATTACTGTCTGTTCTATGTATAGTAATGTTGTTAAAAATTGTACCAAAGGCAACAACAACTTTTCTTAATGATTCATGGTAAAAGTGTTTTCCAAACATATTTAAAATCCTTCATCTACTTCACCAAAAGGATTTCTTTCAGTAAAGTCTAATATGTCATCATCGGTACTTGTTGTACCAAAGCCTGCGTCTGACTCATATGTGGTATTATCAGCATAGTTTTGTGATTGTGTAGCAAGATTATAACTTTCATCTATTAGATAGTTAATCTCACCTGTAGTTGATTCTAGTAACATAGAACCACTTGCGTCTGTATTTTCTGATATAGTAACCGTTGGTGATAATCCAAGATAACTTGAACCATCTACAGCAATCGTCACACTCGTAACAACACCATCAGTTAATACAGCAGTTGCGGCCGCTGTGACAGCACTACCTGGACTTGAAACTGTGACACTTGTAATTGACGCAACATCTGTCATAGCAGCATCTGGTGTAATAGATGTTAATTGACCATTAGTTAAACCTGCTGATGAATCTTCATTTGTTTTTGTTGTACTGTCTGTTGCTAAATATACAACCGTTACAGTAGGTGCAGCACTATAACCACGACCTGCATTTGTAATTGTAAAGGAACTTAAAGTATTTCCTGTTAGATTACCTGATGCTGTTGCGTTAATTGTAGCAGATGGTGCTGAAATTGTAAGTGTTGGTGCCGTAACATATCCTTCACCACCTGATATAACAGGTATAGAAGTAACAACGTCACCAGTCACTACTGGATCTCCTAATACTGCACCAAACGTACCACTTTCTAATGATGTTTGATAGAGCAATTGGTCAAGTGAACGATTGGTTTCTAATTCATCAATCTCATTTTGACCTGTATTAAATCTTTCTGAACTGTATTCAAATCTAGTTGTTTTAAGTTTGTAAACTGGTAGATTACCTAATTGAAAGAATGGCTCTTGGTCTTCAACAAACTGTATTTCAAAAAATGACTTCATTAAAGGAAAATATATTAAGTCACCTTCGTTTGGTCGGCCATCAGCAATCAATGTGTGTACTGAGTCAACTTGGTCTTGCCATCTTCGTTTAGATAACATAAACGTTGTATCTTCTCTTATTTCTAAACCAAATTTAGAAACTAATTCTTGTTCACCTGCAAAACCTTCAGTTGTTTCTATGTACATTTCTAATAGATACGAGTCATCAAATTTAGAAAGGACATCTTCTCCTAAAACTAAATCCTGATTGACTAATGTTCTTGGTAAATAGTAAACATCATGGCCGTAGATTTTTAGGCCTTCGATAATTAAATCTTCGTGTAATCTTTTTTCAGAATCACTTCCGATTCCGTTTCCACCTTGAAAATAATGATTGACTGCCATATCATTATCCTATCATATACGTTACAGGCGTTTCGTATGTGCCTCTTATTTCTTCTTCTAATTTTCTTATATCTTCTTGTGCCTCTTGGAATATTTGTTGACCATTTAAAGTTACACCGCCAATCATAGTCACACCATTAAACTTACTTAAATTTGCACCCCATTGTCTTTTAAATAAGGCTGTAACATATCTTTTTAAATAAATGTCATTATAAACATCGGTCATTACTGTAGGGTCTAACTTTCTATAACATTCTATAATTAAATATTCACCAACTTGAATATCGTATGTCCAATCCATATCAATGTATAGACGATTGTTATATTGATTAAATCTCACAGGTTTTTCACCAACTAATATGTGGTCTAAAAAATCTAAATGTCTTAATACCATATCGTAATGAATAATACTTGTAGATGAAAAATCATACAAATCGTTTAATCTTAATTGGTATCTTATATCAAACATATTTTGATTATGTTTGTCTGATAATGGAAATATTCTACTTACGGCCAATACTGATTCTGGCACAATGATATAATTATTTGCTTCTGTGTATGAAGTTGTAACTGAATTTTTAGTAACACTTGACGCAGTATCACCTGTAGGTGATTTAATTCTATCTTTGTCAGCTTGAGTAACTTGATATTTTAAATATGCTCGTTCCACACCATCATAATGATATTGAGCAAAATATTGTAACGCTTCATCTAATCTATCTTCTAGTTGGTCGTCATCTACATTGATTTCAATGACAGGTTTTCCTAGTGTTCTTAAAGCGTATTGTTTTAATTGTTCTCTACTTGCTGGGTTAGCCATAAATCCTCTTATATTACGCTACTATTTATAAGAATAGTAAAGTATTAACCAAGAGCGATGGCTTGTGCGATAGCGAATGGTCGTGTTGCAACTCTTGTAGAATTTTCAGTAATTGTTGCGCCTTCAATTGTTGCTGTAGTAGTAATATTATTTCCTGTACTTATCGTACCAAAACCTGAAGCAATTGAACCACTTGCAAGCGCTCCGACAGTTGTAACATTTGAAAATGTTGTTGCGTCAGATTGTATATAAGTTGAAATATCACTTGCAAGTACATATTTTTCAGTACCTCCATCTGATATAGCAAATTTATCTGCGTCAACTATAGTTGTTCCAGAACCATCAGTCATTCCATCAATGTTAAAAACTGCCTCAACATTTCCATACTCTAATGCAGTTCCGCCTGAATTGACTTTTAAAACTTGTCCTGCAGAACCTAAAGCTGCTAAACCAGTTCCTCCAAATCCGTAATCTATAAATTCACCAGATTGAAATTCAGCAAGACCAGTGGCATTACCGTCTCCGTCAAATACTGTTCTAATAGGTGTTTTTGCTGCCATATTTTATCTCCTAATTCTATTTATATGTTTTTTGCATTTAAAAATTAAATAAACTTACTGCCCCAGCGTTACTTCCTGTAGATAATAAAAACGTTTGATTAGATGTAAATACACTTGAAGTCGTTGTTGCTGAAAATTTAAAAGTAGCTGCGGCAGTAACTAAACCACCTGAATTTGTAAAAAATGATACATTTCTTACAGCAACACCTGTTGTTGCGTCTGCAGCTGCAATCGTATCATTACCAATTCTTGAGCCTGATGGTAAAGTTGCACCAGAAGCTGATATAAGAATTTGACCTGTACCATCACCTGAAATAGTTGCACCAGCAAGGTCAATCGTATTACCAGATAAGTAAAGGTCTTTCCATCTTCTAGCTGGCGAACCTAAATCATAAGTTATATTGTCTAATGGTTCTAAATTTGAAACAAATCTGCCATTTACAGTAATAGTATCTTCAGTAGAATCTCCTGAATTAACTCCTAATGTAATATTTCCTCTTAAAGTAGAAGTGCCAGATACATCTAAATTACCTGTTGCTGTAATAGCACTTGCTCTAATATTTGCGTCTGTTATTGTTAAGTTACCTGTACTTGCGCCTGTAAATGTTCCTGTACCAAAAGCAATCTCATCTTCAGATTCGTCATATCCAATAAATACATTGTTGTCATCACCTCTTTCAATTATTACTCCAGCATCTCCTGTAGCAGAACCAGTACGACCATTTCCTAATTCAAATAAAGTATCTGAAACAACTGTGTTAGTTGATGAAATAGTAGTGGTTGTTCCGTTTACAGTTAAATTTCCTGTAACTGTTAAATTGTTTCCAACAGTAACATTGTCAGGCAAACCTACTGTTAAAGTATTACCTGAAACTGATGTTTCAATCTCGTTTGAAGTTCCTGAAACAGTTAATGTATCTGATAATAATGATACACTAATATTTGTAGAACTATCATCGGCAAGTGTTAAAGTAGTTGCAACAGAAGCACTACCTGCAGCTGTTAATCTACCTTGTTGGTCAACTGTAAAAGTTGGTATTGCTGTAGCAGAACCATATGAGCCTGGTGTTACTGCTGTATCATCTAAATCTATTGAAACTGTGTTATCAGTAATTGTAGTTGTGATACCAGTTAAACCTGAAAAAGTTAATGTTTCACCTGTTGTGTATGTATCAGTACCACTATCACCCGCAAGTGAGATAGAAGATGATATACTTGCAAACTCTAAGCCATCAGCGCCACTATTTACAACTATTGCCTGTCCAGCAGTTCCTAATGATGATAAACCTGTACCACCTGAGGTTACTGGAATTGTATCGCCTGATTGATATTCTGCTATACCAGTGGGAGTAGCTCCACTATAAACTAATCGTATTGGTGTTTTATCTGCCATTTTTAAAACCTATATGCTGGGTTGTTATCATCAAAAGTTGTATTACTTACAGCTGAAGTAGAAAGACCACCAGTGTTTGTGTAAACTTCAGCAAATACGTTTCTTTCTGTATTAGCTGCAAACGCAAACTGTGTACTTGGTGTTGATAGTCCACCAGAAGATGTAAAAATATCAACTTGTTGTTTTAAGTCGTTTGTAAAAAATATATCTTTAAAAGATTTTGCTAAAGTACCTAAGTCGTATGTTTCATCTGTTGATGGTACAATATTACTTCCAACACTTGTTAAATCAGTTGTTGAAGCATTTGCAATCTCAACAATACTATCACCACTATCTCTAACATAAATCTTTTGGTCAGCAGTGTTAATAGCAACTTCACCTACAGCTAAATCACCTGTTGTAGGTACGGAACTTGCTGTTTCACTTCTTTTTAATTTTATAATAGTTGCCACTTAATATCTCCTAATTAATAATTAAAATGTTCCGCCGTCAATCGTAGTAACTGTTACTGCCCCACTTGTAACTGTAAAGTTATCTGAACTAAATGAAGCAACACCTTTGTTTGAAGTTGTTGCCAATTCAGCTGCGATAGTAATTGTACTACCAGAAGCAGTTGTATCAATACCTTCTCCAGTTAAAAACTCTAATGTACCACCAAGTGATACAGAACCAGCAGTTGATGATTCATCTGTAAATGAAATCGCACTATTAGTTAATGATGAGTTTGCAATATTAGATATTGTGTTTGAAGAAGCGTCAATTGTTTTGTTTGTTAAAGTTTTAGTGTTGTCAGTTGAAATAACATCACTTCCACCCAATGTAGCAGTTGTTGCCTCTAAATTTGCAACGATTGTACCAGTTGAAATAGTTAAGTTACCAGTTG